CATGGCGGTAGATATAGTTAACCCAATCATGGTCTTCGGCCTTATATCTAAAATCATCTATAAAATCGTAGATTTTCACTACGTTTTTGGACACATGCTTTCTTAATCCTCTACCAATACTTTGTCTGATAATTACTTCAGATTTAAAGCTTTCGGTAAAAAAGATATTATGTATATTTTTAATTGAAATACCAGTTGAAAAAGTACCATAAGATGCTACAATAATAACATCATCATTCTTTTCCATACGACTTTTAAATTCTTCTCTTATATCTACATTAACAGATCCGTCTACATAGTAAACTTTCTTATCTGTTATATGCCTTAATTTATTATATAATTTTTCACCGTAGGCTATCTTATGAAATAGAACTAGAGAATTTGATGTAGACTTTTTAATTACTTGGCAAACAAAATCCAATCTTTTTTCACTTTGATTTATAAAGTTTTGTTCTAATCCAAATAGTCTTTGTCTATCATGAGGGTTTTTAGATAAAAAAGAAAAAGATTCTTTTTGCTCATCGGTTGCATAATCCATGTGTAATTGTATAACTTTACAACTGGCAATAAAACCTTCATCTTGTAAATGTTTAGCTTTAACTTGAGTAACCAATGGGCCCATAGCTGACATTAAACTTAATCTATTAACAGTTCCTTTTTTAGGTATAGTTCCACTTAAACCAAACCTAAAATCGCAATGCCAACATTTATCCATTATCTTTTGAATTGAATTGGCTTTAGCCTTATGGGTTTCATCTACAAAGACAGCATCAAATTGACTAAAGTATTCCTCATCTTTTTTAACTAAAGATTGATAAGTACCAATAACTAAATTAGAACTCTTTCTTATTTTTACACCTGCATAAATCTGCTGAGTCTTTAAAGGAATTCCACATTTATTGTATTCATCAAAATCACCTGTTGCTTGTAATACTAAATTTACATTAGGAACAATCATTAAGATTTTTTTCTTTCCTAACTTATCCATAAGATATGCAACAACCATAAAAGATATTAAGGTCTTACCTGCAGATGTTGCTAATTCAGCTAAACACCTACGGTACTTTAAAATTTTAAAAGCAGCGTCTATTTGATATTCCCTAGGTTTAAAATCTGGTTGCTTTTTAAATATTTTAGTAACCCATTTTCTAAAATCATCTTCTTTAATTTCAGTATCAAAAATATTAGTTATATTATTAAGAGAACATTGAAAATCATAATCTTTACATATATCTAAGATTTCTTTCCATAAACCTGCTGGTATTTTATTTCTTTTTACAAATGAAACATTTCCATCCCATACTCGTTTTTTAACTAGAGGGTGAAACCTCCAGCCTTCAATTTTTTTAGTCAAGCTACTTTTAAGTTGATCATACTCTAATTCAGTACAAGCATCAATAACTAAAAACTTTTTATTTTCCGATAGGGATAGTTCCATTAATATTCTTTATCGTCTAAATTTATTCTATTACGAATTGCAAATGCTAGATTGTCGCATGTCTTAATACATTCTTGATAATAATCCATGTGGGATTGTAACATTTCCATTTGAGTTCTTAAGTGAGATAAGTCTGCTTTAATAAAAGCAACCTTTTCACCGCTTGTTAATTTGACATCATAATCAATTGAATACTCCCTGTACTTAATTTTATAATATCGGTCATAAGCGGCCTGTCTTTTTTGTTTTGTAGTTTTAAAATCTGTAATTTTATCTAATAAGATTTGTCTATATGATAACATCATTACCTGACATTCTGATAACTTATTCATATTCTTTAAAAGATTAACTAAATCGCTTATCTTTACTTTCCAAACTTCTCTATCTTTAGCTAACCTTGTAGTTAACTCTTCATTGGCCTCACCTGTGGCAGAATCATTATATTCCATTAAAATATACCTTTATTATTATTACTCTTTTTATAGCTCTTTATTTTAGGCTGAAACTTCTTTTTCGGTGTTGGTAAAGAAAAATTAGTTTTAACTTCTTTTAGTTCAGATTTGTCAAAAGTAGTAAAAAGTTTAAGTTTTTTATTACTTATATCTAAATCATTATAAAAGTCATCGATTTCTTCGTTCACAAAATTATTATAATTTTTTAAATTCATTATATAAAAATAATATCCAATGAATCACTTGTAAAATATTTATCTAGGTCGCCTAAACACCCAGATCTATTTGAATATTCCCATTTAACCAAATCATTTAAATCTTTTACTTTTCTTTGTGGTATATCAAAGTCCTTTAAAAACTTATCCCACATAAATACTGTTTGGCCACCTTTTAATTTTTCAATCATTCTGGTTTTTCCTTCAATATCATTATCAAAGAAATATCTAGCAGTAGGTATTTCATTAAATTCTATTATTTGTTTTTTAACACCAGTTAATCCTATTGAGTTATTCATAAACATTGCATCGATAGGCCCTTCAAAAATAGAAAAATCTCTAGACATATCAACTGTTAATATTCCAAACAGCATTGATATTTTATTTAAATTGTCTAACTCTTCTTCAGTAACATTTAGATTTAATTTTAGCCTATCATAAATCCTTTCTATGTTCCATGTTTTATATTTAGGACCACCATTGCCACCTAAGTCTCTAGTTTGAAATCCTAATATTTTACCCTCAGGAGTTAAATTAAAAACATATAATTCTCTACGTCTTGGATCAAAACCAAACCTTTCGGTTTTATGATGAAGTAGTCTACTCTTTAAATAAGGATATGCTTGGTATGTTAATGTATTAATTGGATAGACATTAAAGCCTAAAGCAATTTCTTCAAAAGATAATGCTAATTCTTTTGCTTTATCAAAAAGATAAAAATCTAAACTTTCTCCTAATGAAAAATGTTTACGGTTTTCCTTAATGTAATTAATAACATTAATTCTATCATCACCTTCAAAGTTTTCATTATGTTCTGCTAAGAATACATCCAATGAAGCATGAGCTGAGCAATTATAACAATGGAAGTATAAATCATTCCAATAAATATTACCTCTCTTTTTTCTTGGAGTATCATGAGAATCACCACAGTAAGGGCATGCAAAATTTAACCTACCTTTACTCTCCAATATTCTTCTTTTCTCTGGATGAGTATGGTTAGTATGAAGAACTCGGACTACCTTATCGATAATCCGAGCTTTCATTTCAGAAGATATTATTACTTCTTCTGCCATAGTTATTAAAGATCTAACCCATTAATAAAATCATCGAAGTCATCCTTCTTTTCTTCACCTTTTGTTTCTGTTGCGGTTGCAGTTGCAGTTTCAGTAACTTTTGCAGCAGCAGCTTCAGTAACTTTAGGTTTAGATGGAGCAGGTTTTGACGATGTAATATTCTCAATAGCAGATCCTGGTGATGTAAACTGAGAAAGTACATTTAATACCTTTCCTCTAGTTTCATCATTCCATGCTTTATAACCCCAGTTTGCTAAGTCAGGTGCATCTTTTAGTAATTCTAAAATTGCCTTTCTTCCTTCATCACTATCAGTTACCTTTTCTTCTCCTATTACCATTGCTGATTTAGTTCCATGAAATTTACTTGAATCATAATTAGGGAAACCACCTTTCTTAGAAATTACTAGTTCAAAGTTCTTTCCTTCGAACGGATCAAATACCTGAGTAGGTTCATCAAATTGTGGATTTAGTTCTTCATCAATTTTAGTTTTGATTTTATAACCAAATTTCATAATTTTAACTTGCCCTTCAAGTTCTTTGTTCTGTGGATCCTTTACGATTTGTACCAATGCATAAAATACTTCCCTACGTTTTAAACCTTCGGACATCTTTTTATCTACAGCAGATTCAGAGTTTCTTAGTTTAAAGAACATATCCTGTACAGGACATTTTTCTCCAACTGTTGAAGGGGAGTCAGCATAAAAGCCGTTTCCTTCTCTGTCTTCTAACCAGTAGACAAATTTACGTTCGAATGGTTTTCTTGGGTTTTTAGCATTAGGTAGAAACCTAATTAAAGAACGGTAAGTTCCGTCCTGTCCTTGATCTGGTTTCGGTGTGTATAAATCACTTCCTGCGGAGGAAGGTCTTTCACCAGTGTCTAGATCTTTTACACTTACATTAAAAATGTCGAATTCATTTGCCATGTTAATTGCCTTTTTTTGTTATTATTAATTTATGATAACAAAGCTCTATGCCTAAACTTCTTATTTTAATTGCCTATTTATTTTGCCTTGTTATCGCCAGTTTAAAAAGTACCAAACTTTTCAGTACCTTTGTTTATTATATATCTCCTAAGTCAGTTTGTTTCAGACTATTTGTACATTTTTATCTAAAATAATAGCGGTTATATCACGCTCTCTTAAACTAAATATAGTTTCTTCAGCATGCTGAAATTCTATACCAGCCAAATCATGAAAAAGAACCTTTACACCTATTTGATATTCTTTATCTTCTACTTCATCACCAATTCCTATGATTGTACCTGAATATGGCGGTGCGTACATACCATCCTTTTTTAATAAAATAATGTCTCCCTTTCTATCTGGTTGCTCATCTTTTTTTAAAAAAATTCTATTTCCTATAGGTTTTATCATTTTATTTTAATTTTTTTTGTATAAAGCTGAAACAAAATTACTAAGTTGCAATATAATTTTTAACTGTTTAATGTCAGAAATGTATTTAATTGTTAGCCTTTAAGGCTTTAAGTATAAAGTAGGCATCAATGATGTCATCGATAGGTTTAGGTATTTTAGTGCTGAAGTCTTTTCCTTGTGTCCATTTCCAAAGTTTAGTGCTCCTTAAGTTCTTATCATTAAGGACATCATCTTGAAATGCTTTAGCCATATAATGTTTATTTGCATTTCCTTTACCTGCTAACTTCTTTACGTGAGATGGTTGAAACACAGATAGATTTTCTATAGAGTACTTATCTATTAGTTCCTTTCTTAAAAATGTATTGTATTGAATTATATCTATAAATGAATTTCCTTTAGACCCATATGAAAAACCTTCTAAGGCTACTGCTACTTTATTACTTTCAAACAACGTAGAAAAAATACCTACCATTAATGAACTTATATTTCCGGCATCCTGTAGTTTCTGTCTCTCTCGTGGTAAAAATTCTTTACTTGTGACTTGTCTATTGTAAGGGAACCCCAGCATAGCATTATCATCCATAAGTTCTTTATGTACACTGAATGCTTTAGGTATTTTTTTACCTTCTTCATCCCATATACGATTTCCATAATTAAAAAAAGTTATAAAGTGATATTGCCCATCATCAGTTTCAATACATACTCCTGGGCTATTCAATGAAAAATCAATTCCTATGTGAATCATTCTATTTATATTCTCTTGCCGATAACTGCACCTAGCGCAGCACCTACAAGACGTGAAGTTAATAAATCATAAAGAGCACCTTTTGTAACACCTAATACTTTAGCTACTGCTTTACCTATTGTCTTTCCTAATGCAAATCCAGTTAACCCTCCAAATATACTCCCAAGTAAACCTTCATTAATTATTTCTTCTACACAATCTTCTAAATTCTTTCCTTCCTTTTGAGCTTCTAATATTCTATCTACTGCTAGATCAATGGCAGCATCCTGCTCTTCAGTTAAATCATGAGATTCATTTAATAAATCTTGTATGTCTAAAGTATCTTCCTTAGCTTCTGTTAAATAGTCTTTAAAAGTTTTCATTTGTGTAAGTTATTTGTTTATATATTAGGTTATGTTAACTGCTATATCTAAAATGTTATATGTAAATTCAATCTCAAAAGTTTCAAATTCAATTGTGTTACTGGAAAAGTTTAAATCTAGAGCACCTACATTATTCATTATCATATCTTTTAATTGAATAGTAACAAAAATAGTTCCTTCAGCATCTAACATCTGTATACCAACACCCTCAGGTAGAAATGGTTTCTTTCCACTTTGTTGATAATAATAATCAAACATTTCAACAGCCATCCAATAATTAACATAACCATCAAAAGCTTGCATAGTTATTGTTAATTTTTTATCAAATAATTCTTGCTTAGGAACACTAGCTCTAAAGTTTCTAGTATTACCAGGAAAATCATTTTGTGTTACTGGATCAAATGATGGGCCAGGTAAATTAATTGATTGTATTCCATAATTCCAAAAATCAATAGGTTCTTTGATTAAACCGCCAGGTATACGATTAAGAAATGGTTTATATCTTTTAGCTACAGGTTCAGGTATAAAATTTCTAGGGAAATCAAATTTAAATTGATTATTTCTTGCGCTTAATAACATAATTTATTATCTTTAATTATTTCTTCTTTCTCTTCGTTTTCTAGCAGCATACCCACTTGCACCCGTAGCAAATCTTTCTAAATTTCTTGCAGCACCAGCAAAGAAACCTCTTCTTCTGGATCCTGATGATGCTGTTCTTCTACTTTCTCTTGCTGCATCTTCTTGTTGTCTTCTTAATAGAACCCTTTCAGCTAAAGCTTGTGTATCTTGTGTCTTTCTCAGTAGTTGCTGATTCTCTGCTGCATCTAACTGTTCTCTTAACAATGCATTTTCATTTGCTAATTCAATGTTATTCTCATTTGCAGCCTGTAATGCTAGAGCAGCTTCATCCAACCGTTCTTCAAATTCATCCCTGTTCTTCTTTCTAATTCTTATTTCCTCATCCTTCTCAGCTAATTCAATACTATACTGTATTCTTTGATCTTCTATCTGTGATGTTAAAGATGTTCTATTTGCATCAGCAGCTGCTAACCAAATACCTTGGTATAAGATTGATTCATCTGATACACTACCATCTTCTTGGCTTATCATCTTTGTAGAGATATAAAAATTATTATTGTCTAAAGCTATAATCTTTTTACTATCACTCCTAGTAATTCTAAATAAAACTTGCCCTTGTGCTAAATCTATTTCTTCAACTTGAGTATAATTTTTTATATCAATTTCATCAGACTGACCAATAAAATTTATAAATATATCACCGACATTACTTAAATCTATAGGAGTGTCTTCTCCTTCAATTTCATCAAAAATAGTAAATAAGAAATAATCATCAAAAGGCGATATCCTAATTGTAGCATCCCCTTGAGGTAAAGGCGTTTCATTTACTGATAAATTAACAAACCTTTGATAGATTGTCTTTTCTTTTTCTGTTAATGTTATGTTAGTATTAATCGGCATTTTCTGTATCTGTTATTGTTTGTATTTTAACTGGTGATATGGCTGCTTTAACTTTTATTCTATCTCTAAAAGAAGTTACGTATGATGTTTGAATTATAGTTTCAGTTACAGTTTCTATCTCACCATCAACCTCTAACCTTTCGCTTTTTCCGCCACCTACAACTATTTGTTTTCCAGTATCATTATTAATCTGATTGTAAACGTTAGCCACGGTTGGAACAACTCCTAAATTTAAAGTTAACATTTTCTTGCCATATCTCTGCGTATCAAACGAGGTAAGACTAGCATTTTTAATAATCTGTGTACTATCAGCTTTATTAAATAATCTCATAGATAAATTAATCTTAAAAGAAACAGCAGTATTAGCATTTTGTATAATTGGCCTATACAATATAGGTTCATCAAAATTGCCATTTTGTGTAAAGACTTGTGTTGATGTAGTAGAGAAAACAACCCCTACTTGTTCTACTACAGCGATCTCGTAAAACACTACATAATTTCCACCTGATGAATTTAGTGTAGCAATAAAATTACTTAAAGATGATCCAGTTACATCACCGTGTAGTGTAAAATAATCACCGTCATCGGCGTCTTTAACTACCGCATGTAAATTACTATAAATATCTCGTGATAAGATAGACACAGAATTAATTTCTTGCATATTATAAAAACTATATGCATTTTCTGTAATAGTCTCATAAATACCTGTTGCCTTTAATGTAATAGGTGGAGTACTTAAGAAACCTTTACCTTCCGTAATCTTATATGCTAAACCATTAGGTTGTGCTGCATTAGATGCATTAACCATAAAATATAAAGAAGGTACTCTCCATTCAATATAAGTAGCATATAACTTATCACCTAATAATAAAGGATCTGGATTAAATACCGGTGTGTCTAATGGTGTAAAATTAATAGAAGCAAAATTAACCATAACACTATCTCTCCTTGGTGCTAATGCTTCAAATACAATTCCATCAAAACCTTCAAAACTAAAACCTGCTATAAAATGAATTTTCATCTTATCATAAGCAACATCTAATTCAGGACTAAATGTTTGTAACAGTTGAGCAGAGTCTGTAAGTAATGGATCAAAATCATTATAAGGTACACCTATGTCTGTATTTAAAGAAACATATTGTGTTTTATTAGCATTAATAGCAGCGGCAGATATATCTCTATAGTTACCCATAACAGCTGAAACGGAATCTGTATTAAAGAAGTATGTTCCATTAGTATGGCCATCCCTCATTAATTCAATTGGTGTTGTAGCCGTATTGAATGTAGTAGGAGCTGCCTGATCTGTATAGATATATTCTATTAAGATCTGTGGTGATATTTGTATAAACCTTGATGATTCCATTCTATTCTATTTATTTACCATTGTAAAAGCTTTGGATTCCAAGAAACACCTAAACCTATATAAGGACCAAATGTACCATCTCCTGTTATACCCATACCCATATTAACTCCTAAACCAAACGGCTTTCTATTTTGCATCTGTAAACTTTTAAATGCAGAACTTTTTGTATCAATCATTATTCCTTGTGCGCTATTAAAAGTAGTACCAGGATAATCCGAAGTTAATTGAATAAAAACTTCTTTAGTTTTTTGATCCTGTGATAGTGTAGCATTTAACCAAATATTTTGTGCAAGATCTATAGATGCATTTCCAAACGTTAAAACATCACCTATAGTATAAGGAACTGAAACACCTAAACTTCTTGAACTTTTTTCCCATGTACTATCTGAACTAAAAGAAAGAACAGAATTAAATTCATTATTACCTTGCTTTATTAAAGTGTCTGTAGAAATAACTGGTACTTCTACAATTTTTTCTTTAATAATTGTTTTATACTTAACAATAGTTATAGGCGGTTTCATTTTCTCAACCTTTAAGCTATCTTGTAATTCTTCAAGAGTTAATGTTAATCCTTTTATTTCTCCAACCGATTCACCCTTTTCATTTACATAATTTTTAATAGTATCATTAGCTGCTATTAAATTATTTTGAATTCTAGTAACTTCACCTTTTGCATTTTCAGTTTCATTACACTGTCTCACTAATAAAAATAATAGCACAGCAATACCTCCCAATAAAAACATTCTCGTGTTCTTTGGGTCTGTCAGAATACCAAGAATATTTTTAAATATTAATATCATCCCTTTATATACTGTAATAATTTATTAGGAGTAACTTCTGATGCTCCATACCTTTTTACTATTTTATCCATAAACTTTTTTTCTGTAAGTTTCATGGTGTCTACTTCTTCAAATAGACCATCTCTTTTCTTTGCTAAACTTTCAATACTTTTTTGCATAAGATCTAAAGAAAGTTGAATTTCTCTATATCTACTTACATATTCATTTAGTTCTTTTATTTCTTTTTTTGTCATTTTTAAAAAGCGTTTACATTTAATTCATTTCTATCTAAGCTGCTACCATTAGCGATCATCCACCCACTTTGGTTATAGATTCTACTTCCGTTTGGATTACCCATAGATTGATACCTTGCAAATGAGTTAGTGATATTACCGTTCCATATCAATTCAACAACCTTTCTTCTCATTCTACTATCATTAGCATCAACACTATTAGTTCCTAGTGTTACTTGTTTATATCCTCTTGTACCATCAGCTAAATAAAGTCCATTTGTTGCAGCCGAGCCATTTTCATACCAATCACTCCAAAATCCTCCAGATGGAAACCATTTTCGGTTCTGTGGGAAATTAATTCTTACTGTACCATAATTCCTAAAGGTCAAAGTTCCTCCTCCTTGAGCTATATCGTTCATATACTGTCCTAGTGTAGAATAATTTTCTATAACTACTATTATTTTTTGTCCTGGGTATGCACCAAGTGGAAATTTAAAACTATTATCATAAGCATCAACAAATATTTGTCCTCCAACTGCTGGCCTAGCTACACTTGTCGACCTCTGTCCTACACCGAAACCAAATCTTAAAAATATCAATGGGGCTTTTGCAAGATCAGCAGTAGTCGGCATACCGGATGTTAATTGAGCAGTAGAAGCATAACTTATATTACTCATAAAATCAAAACCAAAAGATGAATAATTACCTTGTCCACCATAAGGAGGTCCCTGTGTTACCTCATTTAGATATTCCGGAGAATCATAAATAGGTGTCTTATTACCATTGGCATTTCTGTTTTGACTTCTCTTAAAAACTAAAGGTGCGGCTATTGATATTTTCTGTGCATTAGCATTAAAGAATTGTCTAACTCCACCCGGTAGACCATCACTAGTTCTAACCTCTATACCTAAACTAGAATCAAAAGATGGATCATAAGCTCCATCGTTTCCATTTGAACCTGTAGATGGGCTATATGTAGTTGGTACTGGATTAGTTAAGCTTTCATCACCGACACTAACAGAAATTTGATTCCCTTCAACCTGTGAGACTGTACCTTTTCCTAACATCCATTGTTCAAGAGATCCTCCTGGTGAAAAATCAATAGTATTTTTACTACCAACTCTTCTAAAAGATTCAGATGCCCCTGGTGTTGCCAATACACCCTCCACACTATTAAATTGATATATTGAACCACCATCATCTGATAAAATAGGACCCTGTGAAGTCTGCCCTACCTTTGTCCATGTTTGTTCTCCTACAAATCGAGTATGTGGAGCTGTTGCATTTGTGTAATTTAATATTATACTTGGTGCATTAATTGCAGATAATGTTTGTTTTCTTATTGCAATATCTTTATTACCTAATATGTAAAGTTGTCCTATAGCATTGTTAGCCCCATTATATTCATTACTGATTGTCATGTCGCTAGCGTTACCACTACCTTTAACTAACATTTCTACAGCGCCCAGAGATGAAATAGTTAATCCACCTTTACCGGCTGCTAAATCCATATTACCAGTACCACCGGTCAAAACAGATGAAAAAGCAATACCACCACCCGCAACACCTTGTATTTTACCATCGTCACTTCCTTGTAAAAATATATTTTTTGAAACTAATGCCATGTTTGCATTTATACCTGCAGAACCACCAGCGGCTGGTGAAGAAAAAGGTCCTGGTACTATCCCTGTACCAAATTCAAAATAACCTCTACCTTGAGTACCTCCACTTGATACTCTAAACTTATTACCTATTGGCGGTACTCCTGTACTACCTGTACCTACTGTTAATTCAATATTTTGATTTTCACCAGCAAAACCATACGGTGTTGCATTATTACCACTAGACATAGTTATACGACCACCTGAAAAGAAATCTTGTCCTCTTCCGCCAACTCCTGTGTCTACTTGAAATCCTATTACTTGATTATTAGTACCTGGTGATGTTGCAGGTTTTGGTACTTCTAATACCATCCTATCATCAACCCCTAGTTTAATAGCACTTAATAAACCTAAGTTAGTCTGGTCAAAATTATCAGGATTAAGCCCTCCTGTTCCAGCACCACCATGAAGAACTATTGCTCTACTATTAACATCTCGTTGGTGAACCATTAAAGATACTTGATCAGATGCCATAGAAAGAGCAAGAGTATCGTTTAATTGATAAGCAGGTGTCAATGAAATGCCAGATGATGCTTCGGATGTATTGCTTGCGGCACCACCGATCAAAACAGTTAAAATACCTTCATTGGTATTTGTTGCACCAGTACCACCAATACCTGCAGGTGTAGGTAAAGTAGTGTTTAAATTATTAATATTTCCTTGTCCGAAAAATGAACCAAATCCACCAGATATTCCAGCCGGACCTGTAGGCCCTTGTAAATCTATCGTAGTGATAACCCAAGTTGTTCCATTATATTCCCATACCTGACCATTAAATTGTAAATAGTAATCTCCTTCTAATGGTGTTGCTGTAGGTGGGGTAACATTAGGGCTAACACCAGGAGTGGTTATTGAATTATCTTCATACCAAGTACTACCCTTTGGTCCTCTACCACCAGCAGGACCGATTGGGCCAGCCGGACCTATAGGACCCGCAGGTCCACCACCGTTAAGTAATAGCTGATCAAAATTAAAATTTGTTTTATCAACTAGTTGTGAAATAGTATCCGATGCTATAATTTCTTGTATAGTAATTGGCATTTCTTTTTATTATTTTTTAACTATAGTTACACTGAACCCATACGATTCAGAGAAACCTGTTCTTTTATTATATATTAGCCTTAAATCAAATGGATTTGTATTTAATGTTTTTGACGATACATTTTCATTAATAGTCAACCCAGCAGCAGCTTTTTCTGTATTTGTTAATTCAGCAGTAGTATAAGTATCATCTTGATTATTTCTAGATGCTAAAGTGTAAAAATCTACTCTTTCAATTTTATAAAGCTTTAATATATTTTCTGTTATGTATCTATTTACATCATCGTCTAAAGTTTCTAAATCTCCAAACCCATATAAATCTTTTACATACTTTTGAAATTGTTTTTTAATTGGTTCAAACAAATGTTCTACTAATCTTTTTTGATTAAACAAATAAAACATTACATTAGGAGCCGATGGCTTTTTCTTTTTATTTAATATGCTCCTTCCATTAACAGTTTGTATTTCTCTTTTAGTAAGTGTTACTGATGGAGTATCTTGGTGCATAAAGGTTCCATCTACTAAACTTGGCTGTTTTATAGCACCTTTAAAAAATGGATCAGGTGTAAATGTTTCTAATATTATTTCTTCTGGTACTTTTAAATATTTAGAACCAAAAAATGATTTCTTTTCTTTCATTGATCGCGTACCTATTACATCTTCTATTAAAGTTTTATCAATACTTTTAATAAAATAAGAAGGTTCCCAATTAGAAGAGAATGTATAAAAATCTTTATAGTCGATACCCCACTCATTAATTAAAGGATATAAGCTAGGGAATGCACTATCAGATGATAATTCTAATATAGTTGATGGGTCTTGTTCATTTACTTTATGATAAAAGAAATTTTGTAATTGACCAAAATCAACATAACTGCTATTAAACTGAGTATTTTTATATTTACATAATTCTAATACTTTCAATTTATAGGCCTCATCTTTAATATCGTTACCTGTTGTAGAACTACCTGTGCTTCCACTAGAAAAGTCTATATTCATATAAGGATCTCTAAAAGATAATATTGAAAGAGCAGTCGGTTGATAATAACCTGCATGTCTACCAATCGGTGTAATTCTAGGAGATTTTTGTAAGGATAAATCATAACCAATAACATCTGTTAAATTAAATGATGTTGGTTTAGCAGGATCTGGTAAAACACCAACATAAACTGATTTAAGTATATCTTCTTGTGCCCTTAGTTCTATGGAGAATGTTTGTGATAAACTACCATCACTATTTAGAACTTGGTTTCCTTCTTTGTCAATAGTTTGATAAATTATATCTGGGTTACCTAAATTAACAGCTTCAAATATTTCAGCAAAACCAACTTGATTTAATCTATTCTGATATGCCCTAAAACCTCCACCTTTTATTATATATGAAGTTCTAATTAAATCATATGTATTAGGAGAAAGACTCGGTAAAATCCAAGGTGCACCGTTCCTAGTTACTGTAGCAGCAATTAATTGAGACTGTGAAACTATTTCTTGAATACCACTAATTACAAAAGTAGCACCGCCGGCTACAAATTCAATAGTACCAAAACCACCATTTAGCCCAATAGATAAATCATCCAAAAATCTTGGAGGGTTTCCATTAACATCTGGAATACCACTTATTGTAATAAATCCTGTGTTTACATCAACTACAGCATTGTCAAATTGAATTGCACCTTGTAATGTACTATCTAAATATTGAACTGGATCAACAGGTGCACATGTAGCATCTACTTTATATTTACTCTCTAATGAATAAAGAGTAGTTCTATCAATTATTTCAGCACCATTATTTAAACATGGATCATCAAACTTTAATGAAATTAACATCACAACAGTTTTCCACTTTTCATTTTTAATAAACTTAATTTCATTTTCTGGTTTATTAGGAAGGTTAGGAACCAACATAACCGAAAAGCGATAATCGTTAAATTCTCCATTTGTAACATATGATAATGAAGCATTATCAAAATTAGGCTTTTGTGTTCCAATTGCTTTAGGTTTAGCTATAATTCTAACACCTCTTAAAAAGGTTTCTGAAAAGTTTTTTTCATCACCACCATTAAATCTACCATATCTTAATTGCCTATCAATTTCAGTTATACCACCGGTAGTAAATTTTTCTACAATAAAATAATCATTAAAATAATTTTTGTCAACTCTTTGAAATGTACCTGGTACATACGCCTGGCCAGTTAATGTATTTGCTGGGATATCATCTACCGGTGCAGTATCAATATAACTCCATGAGCTCTTAATAGCATCCTGTGTAAAATATGTTGGAAACTCTGCTAAGTAATACCACTCATGAGTATAACCACTAGCATTTTGCCCTCTATCCCATTTAGATGGTGCAAAATTATTCAGCCCAAAAGATTCACTCAAATCTAATCTATAAGGATGATTCCTAACATCTTTACCATCATTTAACCAAGACCATTTATTAATATATGGAATTATCCTAGAAATAGTAGCCTGTGAAGTTAAAAAGTTTTCCTCTAGCCTAATGTACTCAGATGCTATATAATCTTGGACCACATTGTCAGGTGATGAAGGTTTTAATAAACCTACTAAATTAAAAAATCCACCCGTATCATAAAATTCTCTTATCTCTGGTGTAGAACTTATTCCTGTATAATCAGGCCCACTTAATCCTGGTACTGATTGATTATATTCAGCTTTCTCAAAAGTTAATTCACCTTCCTGGCTGTAAAGATTACTATAAAAATCTACATCAAAATCCCTAACATCAAAAAATGAGAACCTACCGAACGAAGGTTTGTAATCAGAATATAATGCAACCTGGTTTGATCCAGTAATCATTATCTGATTATCATTACAAGTAAGAATAACATATTTTTCAATATCAGTATAACCTATTTGATTATTTAAGCCATCATAAATAGGCTCGTCTGTATAAGGTACAAAATTTCCAATTTCTGCATAACCACCAGTTGACTCTACAAAATTACCTTTTATAAATCTTTCTTGGTCTCCTAGCTCTACTTTTAATAATGCATTTTCTGTATCATTACCACCTACAAAGTTTTTGGATAAATCAGATGCAGACGTTAAAGGATATGTTGTTATATTTGTAGTTTGTAATGGATAGCCTAAATCCATTTTAAAATTTAACTGATTAAATCTACTACCACCAAACCTAGAAATAACATAGACAGTATCATTATTAATAGATGCACTAAAGAATCTTTTATTTTCACTTATACCCCTATTAATAGCAGTTGTCATTGCCTGTGCAACTTCTTGAACAGTTCCACTAGGATTAAAAAAGTATTGATTAGATTTTCCTGGGGTTGGCACCATTGCACGGCTAGCGGTTATCATACCTGTTAATTCAACACCATCGTAAAATTTAATAGTAGATCCATCAGGTACTTGATCAATTATAGGATTAGGTGATGTAAATATAACGGAACTGTTATTGTCTAAAGTAACATCATTATTTAAAGTTATAGAAACTATAACAGGATAACTAGGCGACGAAGTTAAACCAGTATAATTATAAGATACTGTTTGTACAATAGTATCTACAGGAACTACACCACTTGCGGTATTAGTTGTAAATATCGATCCTATAAGTATATTACCAGAAGGTGAATAAACTTGAACAGTACTTCCTGCACTTACTACTTGATTACCTGCAGGTATAGGCCATGGCCCAACCCCTGCAAGAGCAGTTCCCGGTGGAGCTGGAATTTTTGCAGGATTACCTACAATCTTCATATTCATTTGTGCCTTCCCTTGTCTACTTATTAATGATGCGTTAGCATATGTATCAGGTTCTTTATAACCAGTCAGCAAAGAAATATCAATTTTCTTGTCGAATAATCTTAATTGGTCTTTATCCCACCTAGATCCTTTTTTGATAGTATGAAAATCATCTTCTTTATCCTTAACATAAAAAACAGATTCAACTTCATTAACTCTTGTAGGAGTAGGTAATCCTGTAACTGTTGTAGTTTTATTAGGATCTAAGAAAAGTAAAATACCTTCTTCGTTAGTTATTTCAAAAGGAGTATTTAAAAATTGAGATACTTCTGTTATTGTTTTTATTGTAGGTAATTGGCTTTTTTCTGTATTTTTAAAAAAACCAATACCAGATAGATCAAAGTTACCTTCTTCTATTTCATTAACATACATTCCAAAATATCTATTAATAGAATATTCTGGTGCATTTACATCATCAAATAAAAATTCTAAATTTAAAAGATTTGCTAATAAAACACCATTATTCTGAAACCCTTGTGTAAAGAAGTATTCATTTTCTATTATAGTAGCATCCTTCGTAATTAAATCACCGTATGCATAACTTCCGCTACTAGTAAAACCGCCCTTATTATAATTAATTCCATTCCACAGTATAGGTTCATCTTTTCTCCAACTAATAGTTAATGGTACTTCTGGAAATTCTTCTTGATTTCTATAATTTCTAATATAAGATCCTAGCGTAGTACCTTCAGATAAATCAAAAGTTTTAATTGCTGTGCAATTCTCTAAAACTTGTTTTGAAAAATTAGCAGAAGTTTGAGCATTAACAGAACCGGCATTTTCGGTAGCTGCATTTATATTATTAACAGCCGCAGGATTATCTAATCTAAAAATTACAAAATAATTAGGTATTTGTTCATTTAACCAAAGAGGTGCTAATGTACCTAAACTTTGGCTATAGCTTTCAGATGCTACGGACCGTGTACCTGCAGCATAAAACATTTCATATTGATTTGAATAAGAACTTAAAACTGAAGTATCTTCAAATTCTTGGAACACTTGATATGCTGCTTCTTTTGGAAATTTACCTGAATTAAAAAATCTAAATACATCTTGGTCGTATGTATTACTTCCATCTACTTTAAATGCTTTATATCTTTGAGAAGACAATCTGGTATTGGCACTAAAAGATTCCAAGTAAATATCTGTACCATCAGATACAACTTTTACATTACCTGTTAATTTAGGATTAGTCCGAACTACACTATATGATGCTTTATCAAGCAGGTTTTGAGCCATTTATCTTTCACTTTTTTTATTTATTCACCAAAGATAAAGTTAAATAATCTACGAATCCAAAGGTCCAAATCCACCATCAACATTAGTAAGGAATCTTTGGCGGCCTCCAGAGAAAGCAGACCCCGTTTGTTGTAACGATGGTCTTAATCCTGCTACTACTTGTTCCAAATCATTTAATCCTTTTGTCACCGTTGCTTGAGGGAAATTATCAATACTTAATCTATCAGAACGATATTTAGCAAATACTTCAACATCAAATTGTACTACATCTGAATTATTTGGATAAATATCAAATCCTATTTTTTTAGAATAAGTTAAATTAACAGTAGAACCTGAGTCGTCTCCTGCAATATTACCTAAACCACTACCGGTAGTTAAACCAAAATAATCAGTCATTCTATATTGAAACACTAAAGGAATATTTAAAGAATTTTGTTGGCCAAACTGAACAAATTTATATGATTGTACAGAATCACCCTCTACTTGAACAGTCTCATGATCATCTGCTGAAACAAATAGATATGAACCACATGATTTTTTCCCTAATGTAAATTGATCAAAATTATCAAATGAAGTTTTTGCATTTCTGCTAAAATTAACATAACCTGCATTAGTCGTATCCCATAGTGGTGGAATTTTAATTAATGTCGGGCTAGCTTGTAATACCTGAGATGTATCAAAAGAAGGATTTAAAAGTCCACCACCCGCCGGAGATAATAAATATAAATCTGTAACGTTCTCGTTTAGATAAATTCCTTGGCTTTCCCCAAAAGTATCATCAATCTTTAATGGTGAAAATTTAGATTGTCTAAATAATACCGCTGCCGTTCCGTTTGCGGCAACAGCATTAGTACAATCAATACCTGTAACAGGCAATGCCGATAATAACGGTAAGGTAACGAGATCACCTGTTAACGCCTCATATGCAGCCTTATATGCATTATAGTTTTTAAGATTAGGGTGTGCAATTGAAACCTCAACAGTATCATCATTTCCTCCTTGATAACTAGGAGAAGTAGTTGGCACACCAGCTTGTGTAAAACCACCACTCCAAATAAATTCAGTAGCCGGGGTAGAAACACCAGTATCTGTAGTTCTACCATAAAAATTTTCTAAAGTATCTAAATTAAAAGTATAATCATTACTAGGATTTATGTAACTGTAAAAATTACCATCCGATGCTACATCAGAAAACCTACTATAAATAAATTGATTCTTATTTTGTGTTGATTGAAACGGTCCTAATGAAACTGTTTGTCCATATTTTGTTGTAGCAGTTACTGTAGGGTTTGTTAAAAGAAGCGGAGTTAAATCATATTTTCTTATAGTGTTATAATCTACATCATCCCCTCTATACGTTGCTCTACTGTTACTTTGGTTTGCTTGGCTATTATCCAACCAGGTATATGTAGCTGGTAAAATTGTAGATCCATTATCTAAACTAGTTGTATTAGTATTAGTATAAGATCCTGGATTTTCTGATTGTCTTACCATTCTTGTTCTACCACCAGCCATTCTAGAGATTAGTTGTAATACCGTTTGTGATTTATTACCTATATTAATAAAATATGTTTTAGATATAATAGCACCTCTAGGATCATCTAAACCATCAACCTCTTGTGAATAGAAACCAGCAAATACTTTTGTTACAGAATTTCTAGCCAGCCTTGTTGTATTACCTTGATCATCTATTAATGTAGTCACCATTTCACCTTGTGCATTGCTTAATAACTCAGCAAACAAATCTAACTGGTTTTGCATTTCCTGTAATTTTGTAAATAAATCAATTGGTGTTTGATTTTCTGATAAAAAACCAGATGCAATTACTGGTGTTGAATGAGCAAAGTATGTTTCATTAGCAGTAAAGGAACTACTTAAGTGAGTATATAATCCTATACCTTCTAATTCTTCTTGTAAAGTTACCTTTGCTAAATCTTCTTGATTTTGTGCTAAGATAGCTTCTACTGCATTATCAGAACTTAAATCAGCAGGAAATTCAATTCTTATGGCTGTACTATATTCACTCTCTAATGGATTAGATGGCCATCCTGCTTCTGAAATAGACTTTACTTGTACTTCTACCTGTTCACCTTTTCTAATAGGAATGTCTAATTGATTTATATTAACTGAATCTGCATTATCATCATCAATAGGAGCCCATTCATATAAACCAGTTAATGCATCCTTAACCCTAGGCCTTAATACACTATCAGCTATTACATAATTTGAAAACGCCCCTTGGCTTGTACCACTACCATCAACAAAAGTATACTGATCTACTGGGTTAGCAGTACCATCAGCAGAAAGATACCTATAACGATATTTAAATCTAATAATGTCTTGAACACCTGTGGCAGGTGCTGATTTTTCTTCAGGCATCGCCCAGAACCCTCTTACTCTATATTTAGGTGTTATGCTATTTATAGAATTATCTTTAGATGATGCATCTATCTCAGTTACAACAGAAGCGTATAATTTGGCAGTAGATGCCCTTTCGGTTATAAGACCTTGTAAAGCATTTTTATCAGCATCTCTTTCAACTTCAGTATTATAATTAGTTGTCTGTATCTTAGCTCTACTCTGAGAAATCGCAGTATCTAATTCTGTTAATGTAGCTTGATTTGTATTCTTTTGATTATTTAAATCTTTAAGTTGAACTATAGCATCAGAATTACTTACCTGCCCATTAATTAAAGATACAGTAAAATTATCAGCAGATAAATTCGGTGAATTAGGAACCAAGCCTTCTTTACTCGTTGGAATTTTATCTTGAGCAAAAGAAAGTAAATATCTTCCAAAATCTATAGCACTCTGTTGATAATAATCAGCTAAGCTTTGTTGATTGCCAGCAGCATCAATAGTATTTAAATCATTAGTAAAGAAACCACTTCCTGGTGACCAATTAACTGCAGGTATTTTAGAATCCGGATCAATAGGTTTAATAAAAGTTACACACCTTTCTCCAAAACCTACTGTAACATCAACCTCTAATTCATCATTGAGAGATGATCCAATTTTTAAAACATCAGCACCTATACTTATTGTTCTACTTCCTTCTTGTAATCTTACAGTAACAGAATTAGTACTACTATCAATTTGTGTTACGGTATATCTCGTATCAATAGGATCTGACACTACTTCTAAACTATCTCCTACTTTAAGTTGTATAGTATCATCAAAATCGGCTTCAGAATCCGTATAAAATATTTTATTAAGTTTATATAATTTTTGTGTAACAGTTTGTTCTACCCCGTTTACAGTTTCAGTAACATTCTCTTCACCAATTCTTGTAACACCAAATTTACCAGAATATCTTAAATCTCTCGGTGGTAAATCTACTACAGCTTCATCTAAAACATATGAGATATTCTTTTCTACTAACTGTTGAATAAAAGTATCATAGTCTATGTTTGCCGCACCGTTGTAGCTTGAATTAAAAAAGTTAATTTTGCTTTGTGAATTAGTATCTAAAATAAATCTTTTAACAATACATCTTTCAGTATCAATAGGCGCTTGGCCTGTTATATCAAATGAAACAAATAATAATGGATTAATTAGTTCTTCAAAAAACCAATTAGGTTTTACATTAAATTGATTCACAGAAGTCATTTCAGTTAAATCAGCAGCCTCAGTTGGAAGCTTAGCTAAAACCAATTTTCTAAATGTACCATCAGGTAATCTTATTGAACTATTAGAATCATTAAAATTGGTAATAGTATTAATATTTGTCTGTAATCTATCAACAGAATTTTTAAGGAATCCAAAGCTTGGAATAGTTACTCTGGAATTAGTTCCATTTTGATTTTGGATATTAACGGTTACTGACTCTCTGCTTGAAGTAATAGCTTGATTTACTTTTTCAAAGCTCTCCAACGAATTGTTAAAAAGTCTTAACAACTCAGGTAGTAATGTTTGTATTGAATTATTTTCCGCCATTATCTAGGTTTACTTTTATTATTTATTTAATTATATCGTATACAAAGTTTAACACCCCTTGTTCAGTACAGATCAAATCAATGATCGGTAAGGTACTAAGATCTGCATTAGGTATAGTTGCTGCTAATTTACCAAATGATCCTGAATTTAATCGGCTTGGTGAATCTGTATAAATTTTAATATTTCTTGATCCTAATAAAGGAACATTGTTAAATGTTAACCTCAAAGTTTGTCCAGTTCTCCACTGAATATCTGTATCATCTATATAAATTTCCAAATCACCACCTGCAGTATTTATAGTATCTATTCTTAACATATTAGTATATGTTAATAGGTCTGCAAATACTTCCGGGGCTACTACATTTAAATTAATAGGATTGGTTTTTGTTATTTGAACATCTGCATTATCTAAAGGTACCATTAAATTATATGCTTGAACATTATTAGAAACGTGTATCTGATTAGGAGTATTTGTATCTACTGTTATTCCTGTGCCTTGTCTTACTACATCAGTATTATATTGTAAGGTTTGAGAAACATTTCCATTAGCTAATGATTGAATTTCATCTGCATTTTTTGCAATTAAATCTAATAATGTTGTACTACTTGCAAAAGCCAGTGATGCATTATCAATCTGGGTTTGCATATTATTAATTTGAGATTGTAAGAATGCTGAAGTAGATACTGAATTTAGTGTATTTTCAACAGCAGTCATTTTAGTTTCTAAATCTGCTATTTCTAATTGCTGTCTTTGAAATATTTGAGCTGATGTTTGAAGCTGTGCAGACGCATCTGAAAACAGTCCCATAGAAAAAGTATTGTAATCATTTACAATTGTATCAATACCTGCAGAACCTGGAGACGCGTCAAATCTTAAATTTATTTTAAATCCATAACTATTACCATTTTGCCCTGTCGTAGGATTAGGTTTATATTTTGGATATCTTTGTATAAATCCACCGTCCGTTGTAGGAGTAATATTATCCAAAAGTAAAATACCGTATAAATTAGTTTTTGTTTTAGAAGAATCACTTAAGTCAACCATATCATAATAAACCAATACAGCATTAAATTCAAATGACTCTGCTAAATCAGTACCATTGAATTGTGGTATAGTACTTATATTTTGGTTTGTAGCAATCTGTTGATAATCAGCAGGATTAAAATCAATTGATATTCCGTCAAGCTGAGATCTTACATAAGCAGAACCAGAATAACCACTAGGATTATTATAATCTGCTGGATATTTTTGTATGTTAACATTAAGAACGCTTTCAAATGTTGATGGTTCTGTAAAATAAGCATCGGCAACTGTAGTAGTTTTACCTGGACCTAATCCCATCCAATCGGCATCAGGATCTGTGTACCCTGCTGGACCTAATCCTTCTAACTGTTGATCATAATCATAATATGCTAATATGTCCAATCCTTGCGGATGTACAGTAGAAGCATTTCTCCCCATGATATATTCACTTGTTCCTTTTATTTGTAATGATGGACTGTAATTCGTATCAGATATAGAATCAAAGAGGACTGTAGGTGTTCTACCCACTTCAGTAGGTACATTAATATATAATTCAGTATAAGATTCACCGGCTTTATTTACATTATTTACAATATCAATTTCACCTATATACTTTACTACTCTTCTATATTGTCTTGGGCCACTAATAATTTCATTCTCTTCACAAAATCTTTTATCAGTAACTGTGCCTGATTGTTCAAGCGCAGTAGCTTCTCTAAATCTCATGGCTCCACATTCTTTAAGCCATTTAAAAAATACTCTTTCAGTAACTGTTAGGTTTGTGGTGTTATCATAACCAGCATCACTTATAATAAGCTCTTCTAAATTTAGCGCGTAATTCTGAAGACTCTCTGTGAAATTAACATTAGGATCACCTTTTAATCCACCATTCCATATAGCACCATCAATTGTATCAAACTGCATATAGTTTTGAAAATTACTAAATGTGTTTGGATCTAATCTATCAAAATCTGGTAGATTAAGAAGCACAAACTTAGAAAAGACTAATTTAAGATCATCATTATTGATAGTCCTAGACAAGTCTTTAGCTGATGAGGAGAACGTGTAAAAAGTTCCACCATCTGCTTGGGGTGTTCTAATTAAGGGCGTTGTTGCCATGTGTTAATTCTTTATTGTTATGATACTGTATATCCTGTTCCACCAACAACATACCAAACTCCAACGCCTGATCCATTGTCAATACATAATAGGTGAACACTTTGTCCTAATGCTGTTAAGTCCAAGTTAGTTCCTGCACCAGTTAACACTAAGTTATTTGCCACACCATTAACTCTTACTGTACCTGTTTGTGATTCTGCATAGATAAGAAATAATTCTTGTCCAATGCTACCATTAAATAAAGATATTACTAAATTATTAGTAGTATCACTATTACCAACTCTAAAAATTGAGTATGCTGGGATTGCTCCTGTTGCTCCAAGATCTAAAGTCATACCTGCACCTGCTAAAGTATCATTTTGAGTTGTTGGACTTGTATCATTTCTAAATATTCCACCAAAGTTCATATTTAAATTACCTGTCATTTTTACATTAGTAAGAATGTCAAATGTACTTGCATTAATGTCTAATAATATGGTACTTAAACCTACTCTTAATGCTTCAGTAGATACATTATTTAAATTTGTAATTGTACCGGCTGATGGTGCAAAATACACCTCCATAGAATTAATCTCACTAGCAAGAACATTGAAGTTATCATTGATAACGAGCCTTGATCCTGATAATGAATCCGTTCCTAGAATTTCTGTTACGCTAATTGCCATTTTCTTTGTTATTTTAATTTAAGATATTGCTACCTCTTTTATATTTAAGATATTTCTATCCTTTTTATATTTATTCCCATTGTTATCAGTAAGTTCTAACGTGATTACATATCTTCCTGGGTTCTTAAAAAGATAAGTTAAGTACTTACTATTGAAATATATATCCGCCACTGATGCATCAGTAGTATTAGATATAGTCCACCTCGGTTGTTCTTTACCAACTATTCTACATTTATCATAAACAAACATTGCCCATGTCATAGGTGGTAAGACTTTTCCATCATTAATAAATTTAGCAGTATTCCAAGTAGCATTACCTGATCTGCTTTGTCCACTTTTATAAATTCTACTTAAACAATCTATATTTCCACTTACTGGAGTATTAGAGAATGGTACATACCCTGAAGTTCCACCAACAGCAAACATTGAATTTAAAATACCTTTTGTTGGTTTAGCTAATAGCTTACTAATATAAAAGGTATAAAGTGAATGTCCTAGCGGGTTCTGTGAAGCCACTAGCGCCGGTGTTGTTGCAGTCCATTCAGGTGATAAACTTCCACCGCTTACATAAGTAGATATGAAATCCCATTCTGCATAAATTAATAAGTATAAATACTCCCTCATTAATAATGCATTAAATTGATCTAGCGTTTGTCCTGGTTGTTGTGTATATCCTGATGTATCAAATGTTCCATTATTTATAGCCTCAGACATTGCTAAGAAGGTTGGACCAAATGAAGATGTTTGGTTAAACACATTAGGGTATGCACCAGGCAAACCAAAAGTTGTGATAGTGTGTAAAGCATGTTCTAATACTTCTGTGATTTGCGCTTGTGGAGAAATTGCATTATTTTCCCAAATGAAATCAACATTAGCATTATTATCATTTGTGTTATCCCACCCTGGTAATGATTCCAATGATGGATTGTAAGATCCCATACCAACATAACCAATCCTTTGTATTGTTTTACTACTTTGTAATTTTTGTAAAACCAATGCTTGTTTATTATAAACAATACCAGTCGCGTCTGGTTCTAATATCATTTCATATACTCTTGCAACTTTTTTAACAAATTCATCTGAAACTTTAGGAGTTGAACCTAGGGCAGGTAGTGCAACTAAAGTAGAACCATTAATTGCAAGAGATCTATCAAAAGGCGGATAATCGGTTGATGCTAATAAAGGACCACCTACATAATCCGTACCAGTACCAGTAGCACCTGCACATATTCTAATTCCATCAACATCTACCATATCAACAGATTTAAAGTCCCCAAACTTTCCGTAGTATCTTGATACTGCTTGAACAAACATTTGATTATATGAAGAGTCTAAAACTAAATTATACACATACTTGTTTATTATAGGATCAGCACTTAAATTTAATTGATCAACCGCTTCACCTAAAGTATCTGTAGTAGAATCAAAATAATGTTCACCTATATTACATTTCTTATCTTCTATCCTTAAATATGAATTAGGTTTAATTTCACTAAACTGAAAGAATGCTGGGGTGTCACCTGTACACTGTGTCATATCCCACCATAGATGATAAGCATTTGTCCAGGTATTGCTTTTCTTATTTAAATTTTTCCATTGATAAGGGCCTGTAAAACTAGCCTTTCCACTATCTTGAAAATTAAGAATCTGAAAATCTGCATTTGTTCCAATACCAAAATTATTTAATATTGCATTAACCCTGTCTAATGATTCATATAAGCTAGGTGTTTCTTCGTCCCAAGTTATTTTTGGCGATTGTGGTAAATTCCATAGTGCACCATAATTTTTCCACGTATATGTTCCTTCGGAACTCCATGTATAATTTAATTTTCTTGCTTGATACCAACCAGAATATTCTACTTCTCTTGCATCAACACAGATTGTATCTTGCTTAACTATTTGAGAAACATTATTATACATATCATATAATTTCATCTCTACAGAATAATCACCAACATAAGGTAATGTAATAGGTAAGCTATCATATGTTCCAATATTTCCTCTTATGTTAAAATAATATGCTGGTGAAATATCAGTCTCATCTTTATAGATAGTCCATTCAATCTCTGATACGTTGACATATTTTATACCAGCCCAAGTGAATAATGTTTCACCAGGTAATTGTATATCTGTAAATCTACCACCGGTACCAGGTGTAGCTAATTGAACAGAAGTAACAAATCGGTTAACATCATTTCCATAAGCTCTTATACATGGACCAATATCATTTGTAATCTGAGACCAATCAAACCATAACCAAGGTTCAGTTTGAGTAGTTTTTAATGTTGATATTTGATTAAATAAAGAAGTAGTTATTGTTTGAATAGTATCACCAAAAACAACCAAATGACTAACAGACGTTGATGTTGCAGGATCACTAAGTGTATATACATCCCCAACCAAAGCTCCTTGTACATTAAAATCAAATGTAAAGAAATCATTAGCATTAGTTAATTGATCCCATGTACTATTTATTGTATTCCATGTTATATTTGAAAATGTATCATTTGTTAATGTAACTAATGCACCACTACGAACGCCTGGTTGGTCTGGTAAACTTAATGAAGATTCTCCATCAACATAACCTGCTTGTGTTCTATTTAAGTTTGGAGCATACCTAGCAAAGTAAGCAGCATATACTCCAGCAACAGCCTGTATGCTAACATTACCACCATCTTGTAAAGCACCTAATACACTATTAGGATCTGGTCCTATTGGTGGTGCAGGTAATGTTTGTCCTGGTTGGTATGAAGCTACCATGTTTTCTCCTACAGCAGCAGTACCTGCACCTAATGGTGCAATGTAAGCATTACAAAAATTAATTATAGCTTTACCTACTATAGCAGCTTCTTTTAAACAAAATTCATCAAACGCCCTAAGATCTTCTAAATATACACAAGACCTTGGTGCTACTTTAAATTGAGCATTTACCCCTGCCTTAACAGTATTCTTTTCATTTCTACTTATAGTATTGGTTACTTCTAATAAACCAAAAAAATCAGCCTCGGCTGCAATATCTTTTATATGAGCATTCAGTGGAAGATATTCATTTTCCAACTTTCTCTTTAAACCAAATAATTTAATTAAAGTTTCTTCTATTGTAAATTCTTGAACTTCTTCTGTTACTGGTAAATCTTCATCTGTAAATTTATTAGGAACGATTTTATTAATTCGATAAATTAAACTAAATAATGCAGTCTTTCTAAAATTCTTATTAGGTAAGGTTATGTTCTTATCATCAAAATTAACAGTAGGTGAAAATAAATCAATAGCATTACTTTGTATATAATTACCAAATGTTGCTGAATTAGCATTTACATTTTTCCAGAATTCTTTAACTTTTAATGTATCGTAACCAAAAAATTTGATTGCATTTATTAAACCTTTATATGCACCAATAAAAGGATATATGTTAGACCCTTCTAACATTATTTCTTTACGCTTTAAATTAATCTCTACATAATCAGGTAATACTTCTTTTATATTAGTATCTTTAAATACTGTACTATCAGAAGCAATAACATTATAACCCATATTCTGCGTCATAACTCTTAATCTCTCATCTTCTTCTATACTCTCCGCGTAAACAGTAAATTCTGCAACTGTTGTATTTGTACATTCATCGGTTATTTGTAAAGTTCTCTTGTAGGTATTTTCCAACGGTGATGAAAATGCAATATTAACTTGTAATGCAATAGATCTTATTTCATTAGTAATAATATAACCATCTGAATCTTCTTTCTGATTTATATCATAATCTAACGGTGCTTGTAATTTTGTTAACTTTATTAATTCTGGACCATCAGGTTCTTGTACTAACGCAGACTGGGTGCCTGTGTTAAAATCCATATCAAACTGAAATAAAAATATTTCACTAGGGTCATTCGTTTTCCAATCAAATATCCAATCACAACCGGCCTGCCCAGTAGGTTCACCAGCAGAACCATCACTATACCCATGAGGGTAACCCCACTGAAAAGTATTAGTGGATGAATCAATCATTTTTTGTAAAATGAATAATTGCCCTACTTCAAATAAATCAATTGAAACCTGAGAAAGAAAAATATCACCAGTCCACATATCAGCAGACGAGTCATAACTCATGTTATAATTCTTTCCGTTTTTATCGAAAAAATATAGATGTTCCCAATTAGCCACCATCTATTAGTTTATTTTTTTATACCACTTAGGAACTGCAAAATTATAATAGATCCTTAAATATTTTACTCTATTAATCCAAAATACTAATATAGGGCTTAAATATTCTTCCAAGAATTTTTTTAAGTGAGGATTCCTAAACATATAATTAGACATAGTTCTATTTAGTAGGTTAGTATTATAATCATAACCTGTATTTTTTAAGTCCCAACCATTCTCGTATGTTGCTCTATATAAGCTAGGGAATCCTGTTCTGTCTTTTTTTACTGTCGCCATATTAATTTCCTTTTAATGCTTCTATCGTTGTTGTATCCTGTAACCTACCAGTATTTAATCCTCGTGCATTAGATCCTGTTGCAATTGTAGTACCTCTATTACGTTGAGTTTTATTATATCTTTCTTGTTGTATTTTATTGTAAAGATTATTTGCTATTTCTTCTTTAAAGAATACATTAAGAGAACCAATTTTATTAGGCTCTGGTAAAGGCTCATAAAAAGTACCATTTCTATCTTTCCAGCCACCTCTTATTATTGCTAATTCATCATTACCTATTACTACATCACCAAAGGTATCTAAACCTAAATTTGGATCCTCACCTGGTAATAATGTTATTTTTTTATTTTCAATTAAAACCTTTTGATCAGTTACTGGATCAGTTCCAAAAACAGGTACAAAATAAAAACCGTCTCTTATTGCTTTTTCATTTTGTTCAGATATAAAGAAAATATTTACTGAATCAATTCCTTCAACATTTTCAATTATAGAAATAAGATCAGATCTCGGAATTCTATCTCTTCTATTTACATTTAAGAAATAGTCATCTAAATTCTTTCTTATATCAATTCTTACTGCATCTTTATCATAATTTTCAAAATATCTTACCACTACGTTTAGAGCATATTTTCTAATGATAGGATCTACTATTCTAACCTCAGCAGTTACAACCTGTCTACCACTTTTATTTAATATTTCTAAAGTTTGTTCTTTCTCCTGTGCTGTCATTGAAAATTCAACCTCAGGAACGCTGAAGTAATCTAAATCACTTGTTAATTTTTTCTTTACGTCAGGTATTAAGAATAAGTAAATAATATTGTCATCATCTAAGTATTCATCATTCTTAGTATTATAAGCATCTATAAAAGACCAAAAGTCATACTTACTTAAATAGTAAATATAATTATTTGGATTTGCTAAAACAAATGAATTACTTTGGTATGGTGCAATTAACCTAGTAAATGCAGGATCTTCAGAATCAGAGCCAAAGTTTGGATTTCTTTGAACCGTTAAAGAAAGAACTTCATTTAAATCTACCTGTTCACCTGATGCTGTTGTACCAGGCTCTGAAAACTTCATATCTAATTGTGTACCTCCAATATTACCAGCACTACCTCTAGTTTTAATGTAAGTAACTTTAATTCTTGATCCTAATGCAGGTGGTTCTCCAAATTGATTATTACCAAAGAATACACTCAATCCTCCATTAATACTAGTTTTAATCATAGCACATTGCGCGCCATTGTTCATATCATATAAAGAATCAACTAATTTCCATAATTTACCATTGACGAATACCTCAACTAAAAATTGATCTGTAGGTTCTTTGGTTGTTAAATTATAACTTTGTAAAGCTAAGCCTGTTCCAGTAAATGACTGGTCTTCTTTTTCACCTTGTATAAGTTCTACATAAACCCAGTCAGGTTGAGTTTTTTGGAGTCTAATAAAATCACTATTAAATCTAACAAAATATGTTAAACCGTTTGCACCTAGCTCCAAGCTTGCACCGTTCATTATTTGAACATAATCACCTTCGACGAGACTAGCAGCACTTGTATTTAATCTTAATCCAATAATACCTCTTGCAGATATACCTCTTGTAGGATCGTGTCCAGTTAGTCTAGACAAACCATATACTGATTCAATATTTCTGGCTCTTGCTATATTTAATTCTGTGGCAACTGCTTCAATATAAAAGAAAATCATTTCTCCTAAATTAGCCATAACAGTAAGTATTTGACCAAACGGAGATGCTGGTGTAAATACCTCTGATGCCTGGTCATAAGTACGCTGTAGGTACTCAAATGAATCCTGGAATAATTGTGTGGCTCTTAATCTTGTTTTACTAAAGAATGACATTCAATTTATTATTTTAAAAAAGAGCCCCTATAACTCTTTGTTCATTTACAAAAATATCAACTAAACAACCATCTACTTCTGCCGTTGAATAAAAAGTAACTTTAGTGTCAACACTAAAACCACCTTCATTAGCCAAACAAAATGCTGTTATCTGACTATTAATATTATTTTGTATTACTGACTCATTTACAACTAATGAAAATATTAAATCTTCTAAGTTAGCTCCTAAACCAGGTACTCCTAAAACGTCGCCCTTTCTTGTAAAAAGCGCGTTTTCAATTTTAAGAATTAGTTGAGATAATGGATCACTTACCTCTAAAGTATCTTCATTATACTTCGGAGCTTCTATATCTCTACTATAAATATCTCTAATCATGGGAGAACAATTATTTTATTATATATTCTCTTTTAATTTAATAGCTTTCAGATTATAATTATCCAGTGAAAAAATAGTCAACACCTTCATCCCCCTTAATTTCTTCAATTACTCTATCAACTTCATCTCTACCTTCCGATGAAATTAAATCATAATTAATAGTAATGTTTCCTGGGAGATTAAATGAAAAGGTTCCTAAAATTCTAGCTAATTGTATTTTAGCTTGTCCTATAACATATCTTATAAATGCTTCATCTTGAAATAGTGCGCAATCAGGAATAGTTGAAAATATTTCAAAAATTACGGCTCTTTTAGGTAATTCTCCTTGAAATCTAAATTTCTTTGTTAATCTATTATAAGTATATGATATTTGTGGTAGAAGAACTTGTCTTGTGTTATCTAAGAATAATGAATTAACTACATAGTACATTAAATTTTCGCTGCCTATACCTGCACCATATACATCACTATAAATAAACTTATCTATTGAAAAGTCAACATCACCTGCATTAAAGCTATAATCTCCAAACCCACCATCTTCTCCACTAAATCCACCAATCTCAAATACATCATTAACAGAATAAACTCTGGATGGCATTTGTATTATACCTCTAGGATTATTAATATTTTTCTTATTAGTAATAATTTCATTTGGTTGCCCAGACCCAAAAGGTACTCCTTGTTTAAAATCTTTTTTATTTACAGCACCGGCCGGTAAAGCGATATACATTTGCTCTACACTATCTTCATATATTTTATAAAAGTAACCTTTTGCCCTCTGTATGATGTGAGCCAATTCTTTTTTTGGAACTGTGAATGGTATTTGGCAAGCAATAGTTAAATCGTCATTAATTTCTTTTATTAATGCATCTAAACATGCTGCTTCATCTGGATCATTACAATAAGTATTCTTATTAGCCATACTATTTTATATTTTTTCTATTTCAATTATTTCGGTATTTTCAAACCTAGCCAATTTAGTTGCTCTACCTTTCCTGAATATACCCCCGTCCATTTCTCCACTAAACACACCTCTCATACCAAAAACATACGAATCTTTACATATTACATTTTTACTTACATAAGAATCTTCTATCTTACAGTCGGTTGCATCAGATGCTCCAAATATATTACATTCAGTCATTGAGGTATTTATAAGTTCGCAGTTAAAGATATCACACCTAATAAGATTACCTTGTATCTTACTATCCACAACATCAAAACCTGCTAATTCATAACATCTCATTAGTTCAGAATCTTTAATTTGCATCTTCCCAGTATCTGCATCATAATTAATTAAACCACTTTTCATATCAGCCTTTGTTAAAAGTTCAAATATCTTTTCTCTCATCTTAGGGTAAAATGTTTCTACTATCTGGTCGCTTGTATTTAAATCAACCATTAGTTTTATATCCGGGAATTTTTTCTTAAAGGCATCGTATGCTCTGTATGATTGAATAACACCTTTATGTTTTTCTAAAAGCTTATCTAATTTTTGTAGATCTTTTTCGTTATAAGTAGGATTCATTAATGACTCATATAAAGATAAAACAAAATGCTCAGTAAGATTCATTATTGAATTATATCTATTTTCATAATCTTTTCCACCAAGATATCTAAATTCAATATAATTTTTAGGTAACTTTGAAAAATTTACGCCATAATACTTTTCAGTTACAAACATATAATTTTTCCATAATCTTTTTTCTGGTGAAGGTTGAGTCATACCACTCAATGGAACAATAAATTTTATAGACTTAGCATAAACAGAATCTTTTCTATTTGGAAATGCTTCATAAATCTTATCTTCATTAAAATTTAAAACAAATTTACCAATATCTAATTTTGAAACATTAACGGGAGTTCCTAATTTCTTTCCATCAAAGGCAACATTAATATGAATAGAGCACCTTTCATTTGTAGATCCATTTTCTCTAATCCACTTTAAGGTTTTTGCAATAATTAATTTTGATTCAACAAAAGGCATTGGGCCGGTAACTAATTCAATCATACCAGATCCACCTGAATTATCCGGTTCTAATTTAAATATTTCATCAGTTGGGGTAAACTCACTATGAGCCTTTTCTTCTATTCGGATTTGCTTATTTAAAACATTAGATAAGTTATGTTTAACTTCTTCTAATCCTTCATTTGCAAAGAATTCAAATTCTAATCCAATCTTGGAAGAGTATATTGCATTTAATTGTTCGTTAGAGTACATGTAGTTCCTGATTTGTTTATATATTTACAA